CAAGTGCTGATCACCAATACGTTGTTGCTGTATCTGAATTGGCTGCTGACAGAATTGTTACATTACCTCAGCTTGGCGCTGGAGATGAATTCGTATTTAAAGCTCATACCGCCACTCTTACTAATAAAACGCTAACAAGTCCAATACTGACAACTGCTAAAGTTATTACAGCATTAAATGATACTAACGGCAATGAACTTGTTAAAGTAACAGCTACTGGTTCTGCTATAAATGAAATCACAATTGCTAATGCAGCATCAGGCTCAGGCCCAACGGTCTCAGCAACTGGTGGTGGAACAAATGTTAACCTAAACCTTGATGCTAAAGGTACGGGTTCTGTTGAAATTAATAAATTAGCTATTACAGCAACGGCTATTATAACCGCTAACGGAGCGGCCGCAGCAACTGCCGGTTTTGTTATAGGTAATAAAGGTTCAGCTCTTGCTGTATCACTCGCAGATGGAACCACTGTCGGCGAAACTAAAATATTTACAAACAAAGGAGCTGGCGTTATGACCGTAACTCCAGCAACCTTCGCACAAGGTACTACCTTTGCTCTTGCTCAATTTGACGGTTGTACCGTTATATGGGACGGAGTCAATTGGTACTTAGTTGGTAACCAAGGTGAAATAACAATTGCTTAATAGGAAGACACAATGACCGCAGTTTTAACAGACGGACTTAAACGAATAATACTTGATAACATTTTTGATAATGTTTCCGATTCAGGAACAAGCGTTGGACAATTTGGGCCGGGTAACTATTATATTGGTATTGCTAAATCTCAAAATTGGGATGACGCAGATACTCCAGTAGATGCTAAAAATACATCGAGAGAAGAACGCAATTTGCGATTAAATCTTCAATCAATAAAACAGGCTGAAACAATTTCATATGTTGTTCCACGCCATAATTGGTCTTCATCAACTATATACAGTGCGTACGATGATGATCAAGAAGGTTATCCTACAAATCCATATTATGTATTAACCGAAGATTCACGAGTTTATATTTGTTTAGAACAAGGTAAAACTAGTGCGGGTTTAGCAACTCCTTCAACAGTAAAACCTAATACAGTTACTCTAGACTCTTTTAAAGGAGCTGATGGTTATGTATGGAAATTCCTTTATGAAATAAATGCTACTGATAAAACTAATTTTTTATCTTCTAATTTTATGCCTGTTAAAAAATTATATGGCGACGATCCATTAAAAGCTAATTGGGTATCTCAAGATAGTGCGGCATTTCTTATTTCAGACAGCGCATCACCCGGCAATATCGGAAGTATTACTTTATTAACCGGTGGTTCTGGTTTTACCTCTGTTCCTACTGTTACTATTTCAGGTCATGATGGTTTTACAGTTGGCGATTCATCAGCAGCAACAGCAATTCTTTCTGGTAATTCGGTTGTTGATATTCAATTGGATTCAAATGTAACAGGAAGATTAGGGCGACGTCACGGTACTGGGTATACAGCTGCTGCTGTAACTATTTCTGGTGGTGGTGGATCTGGTGCAACGGCACGTGCTAATCTTTCATCTTCAAGAGGATTTGGTCACGATTCAAGAACTGATTTAAAGAGTACATCATTAATGTTTAATGCCAAACTTACAGGTGATGAATCTGGTAAGTTTCTTATAGGACAAGATTTTAGACAAGTTGCGTTGATTAAAAATCCTAGAACAAATTTATTTGATTCTGATTTAGGTAATCATTTCCAAGGTACTCGTGCGGGCAATGGCTCAGTGCCACAAGGTCTTAATCCTGCTGCTGCAGGATCAGTTTTTGCTAGTGCATCAGGCCTTGCTCTTAATAAAATGCTTTTCACTGCCGCGGCTTCGCCAGTCTTTAATCCCGATGATATTATAGTAGGTGGTACTTCTGGCGCTAAAGCTTATGTTGACCGGTTCGAAGCCGATGGCTCGAGTCGTGACTTTATATTATGGCACCAAGACGAAGCAACTGGATTTGGTACATTTTCTGCGGCTGAAGCAATCACTAAAAATGGTGGAGGTGGCGGTGTAGCTGCTATCGATTCTGCTGGTTGTATCTCAACTATTGTTGATATAAATAGACTTGCTGGCGATATACTTTACATAGAAAATAGAGCCTCAGTCGAGCGCACTTCTTTACAAACTGAAGACGTTAAAATAATTATTCAAATTTAATTGGTTAAAATAATATGACAACTACATTTACTAAAACTCTATTCGCTGATTCGTATAAAGACGACTTTGACGACCAGAAGAACTTTCATAGAATTCTGTTTAATTCTGGTAAAGCTCTTCAAGCCCGCGAATTGACACAAATGCAAACTATTATTCAAACCGAAATAGCTAGGTTTGGTTCTAATATCTTTAAAGACGGAGCTGCTGTAAATTCAGGAGTTGCTTCAATTGATGTTAATTACAAATTTGTTAAATTAAATACTACTACTAATGCTTTGCCTAGTGAGAGTATAGTTGGAAACATATTCGAAAATGCCGCGAATACTATTTCTGCAAAGGTACTTGAAGTTGTTGCTGCTACCGGCTCAGATCCTGCTACGTTATATGTACAATATACTAATGCTGGAGGCGGAAGCGTTTTCCCTGCGGGTATTGATATTGATGACGGAACTAATACATTAAGTGTACAAACAACAAATACAGTTTCAAATCCTGCTACCGGTTCTGGCACAAGACTTAGTTCTTCAGGCGGAGACTTTTTTGTTCAAGGACACTTCGTAGTCGCGGCAAATCAATCTATTATTATTTCAAAATATACTAAAATATTTACCGGCGAAATAGGATTTAAAATAACTCAAGATGTTGTTGGTGTTGCTGATGATACTTCATTATATGATAATCAAGGTACTTCACCTAACGTTACATCTCCAGGCGCAGATCGTTATCGTATTCAATTAACTCTTATTGATAAAGCCAATGTTTTAGCTACTGAAAATTTCGTATTTTTCGTAACAATTATCGATTCAAAGATCGTCGATCAGACGACAGGTAACGATTTTTATAATATTATCGGTAATGAAATGGCTCGTAGAACTAAAGAAGAATCTGGTAATTACTTTATAAAACCATTTACTCTTCAATATGACGAAGATTCTGCAGCTGCCAGTACTAAACTAGTAGCTGATGTATCAGGCGGACTTGCTTATATCGATGGTTATAGAACTGAAATTGCTAATCCTACAGCTATTACTGTCGATCGTTCACTGACGACAGAAACATTAAATAACGAAGTTGTTGGCGCAAATTATGGTAACTATATTGCGGTTACTGATATTCAAGGTCTTCCTAATGTTACTACTCATGAAATATGGAATCTTTATGACTCAGCCGCGATTGGCGGAGGAGTTCCTAAAGGTACTGCCAGAATTCGTTCAGTAGCAAAAGATGGTGCTAATTATAATTATTATCTATCAGATGTAACTATGGGTGCTGGTTATGCATTTCGTAATACAAAATCTATTGGTATTGATTCAGATCAATGGGGCAATTTAATACTTGAAAATGCAAAAGCGGTTCTAAAAGAAACTTCTAATAATGATTTATTATTTGCTACGCCTCGTGAAAGACCGAGTGCTATGACTGATATTAGTCTTGAAGTGCAAAGACGTTTTACAGGTACTACAAACGGTTCCGGAAATTTAACTGTGACATTGTCTGCTACTGGTGAAACTTTTGCTAGTAGTGGCGATTGGATCGTAAGTATCGATTCATCTGGTGCAATTCTTGCTCCATCGTTCGGCTCGGTTGGTACTCAATCATTAGTTATTAATGATGCTAGTGGTAGCGCAATCTCAACAGCCGTAACAGTTCTTGCTAAAGTAAATAAAAGTGCAGGTGTTCAACGTACTAAAACACAGACCTTAGGTGCAACGCTTTCTACCTCAATTCTAGATTCTGACGGAACGTTAGGAACGGACAGTTTAAAATGGATAGATCTAGGACAAGTTGATGTTAATAATATACAACAAGTTCAGCATCAACAAGGTGATTCTGCTGGTGTTATAGATTATACTACACTGTTTACCCTTGATGATGGTCAAAGACCAAATCATTATACAAATTCTAGATTAATTTTAAATGGTAATCAAACTGCTCCTGCTACAGTGTTTGTAAAATTTGATCATCTTACTCATGGTGCAGCTGGTGATTTCTTTGGAGTTGGTTCATATACAGGTCAAGTACCTTATAACCAAATTCCAAGTGTTAAAATGAATGACGGAAGTATTGTAGAATTGCGTGATGTTCTCGATTTTAGACCTACTCTTGATTCTGATAATACAGGTACGTTGGCTCGATTAAACGAATTGCCTGCACCTGCTGATCTTATTCAGGCTGATATTACATATTTCCAAGGACGCAGAGATAAGTTAGTAGTATTTCCTCCACGTGATGAAAGATTGCGCTCTGAATTAGAAATCATTAAAGGTGTACCCGCAGAAGAACCTAAGTATCCTGCAACTCCTACAGATGCATTTGAATTATATAGAGTTGAAATGGGAGCTGGCACGCTTAATGATTCTGATTTATCTCTATCGAGAGCTGAAGCTAAACGTTATACTATGGCTGACATTGGTAAAATAGATCGTAAGGTCGACGCTTTGGCTGAGGCAACTACTTTGTCTCTTCTTGAAACTGATACAAATAATTTAACAATTACAGACTCTTCTGGTGTCAATCGCCTTAAGTCTGGTTTCCTTGTTGATAACTTTAAAAACCATGTATATGCTGACACAAGCGCCGATGATTATCGTGCAAGTGTTAACCTATTACAAAAATCACTTCATCCAACATTTAAAGAAGATAATGTACGTTTGATATACGATTCTGCTCTAAGTACAAATACTATTCTTAAAGGCGATAACGTTTATATTAACCATACCGAAACTGTTGAATTAGATCAGAACAAAGTTTCAGGTACTCAAAATTTAAACCCATTCAACGTGGTAGTATACAATTCTGAGATTGTATTGTCTCCTGCTTCTGATGATTGGAAACAAGTTGATATGGTAGCACGTCCGCCTGCAGCCGTACCTGCTGTACCTATCGCAAAGAAAAAGAAAACCGTAGTTCCTACACAAAAACAAAACTATAATAATACTCAAGTTTATTGGTACGGAATGTCTGACGGCGAATTAGAAGAATATTTCCCGAATGGTATTCCAGATGAAGTAACACATCAAGGCGTTATTAGCGGCGAAATCGTTACAGAAATTGTTGCTAGTACTCCAGGTACGTATTACAATACTTTACCACCTGCTGAAACAGTTACTGAAGTAATATATGATCGCGTAGTGAGTAGTACAATAGTACCATTCATGAGAAGTCGTAAGATATATTTCAAAGTAAATGGATTAGTTCCTAACTCAACATATTACGCATTCTTTGACGGCGTATCAGTAGCGAATTTTGTAAGAGAAGAAACATTTAGTTTTCATTCAAGTGACGATGAAGATTATGGTAATCGATTCGGTAATATCACTGCGCATCCCGAAGGAGCTACTGCTTTAGTTGCTGATGCGGGCGGTGCTATTGAAGGTTCATTCTTTATACCTAACACTCCAGCAATAAAATTTAGAACAGGTACAAAAGAGTTTGCCTTACTTGATATTAGCGTGTATGATAAAAACGCCGCAACATCTTCTGCTACTGCAATATATACTTCAGCTGGTGCTATTGAAACTAATTTCAATTCAATTGTAAACACTAAAGCGTTGCTTCAGACCGTAGGTTATTATGACCCAATTGCACAATCGTTCTTGGTCACACAAGATAAAGGTTATTTTGCTACAAAAGTAAGCGTATACTTTAAAGCAAAAGATGCAACGTTACCCGTTAAAATTACGTTACGTCCTATGGTAAACGGACACCCAGCGTCTAATGAAATTATTGCGGGAAGTATAGTTTATAAAACTCCTGCTCAAGTTAATCTTGTAAGTACGCAAACGTCGGCTGGGGTATATGCTACTCCTACAGACTTTGTATTTGATGAGCCAATATTCCTAAGTCCGAATACTGAATACGCTATTTGTGTAAGTGCTGAATCGAGTGCATACGAAGTATATGTTTCTAAAATACGTGAATTTGAATTAGGATCAACGAGTAAAAGAATTACTCAGCAACCGAGTCTTGGATCATTATTCTTATCTCAAAACGGATCTACATGGCAATCATCACAAGACGTAGATCTTATGTTCAAAATGCATAGAGCGGTTTTTGATACTGCTGGCGGTACTGTCGTCATGGAAAATACTGATCTTTCAATTGATCAATTACCGACTAATCCTATAGACACTACGGCCTCTGACGCGACAGTTACGATGCATCATCCTGGTCATGGATTTATTGTAGGAGAATCGGTTACTATATCTGGTCTTGGTAGTTCTGATACATTCGGAGGAATTACTGGAGCTAACATCAATGGAGCAAGAACAATAACTGCTATTGATTATGATCACTACACCTTTGAAGCTGGAGCAGCTGCTAATGCAACTACTCTATCAGGCGGTAATATTGTATCAGCGACACGTAATCAACAATTTGATAAAACTACACCTTACGTTGAAAACATTATACCTTCTGGAAGTTCTATAACTATGAATGGTAAGTTTACAACTGGATCATCAATAGCCGGTTCTGAAACAAGATTTGTTAAAGATGCAGCATTTGTTCCAATATCAAATAAGACTCCTAAACTATTTAATGCTCCACGTATGATAGCTCATCTTGCGAGAGAAGGTACAGCCAAACCCAATGGTCTTGGAAGTGGTGAAAGATCAGCGACTATTCAAATACCATTAAGTACTACATCAGAATTAATTTCTCCTGTAATCGATATGTCAAGAGCTTCATTAAGTACTGTGTCTCATCAAATTGATAAACAAGCATCTACAACTACAACAGGATTTAATGTTCCTATCAATTATCAAGATGAAGTAACAGCAAGCAACGGTTCATCGTTAGCTAAACATATTACAACACCTATTGTACTTCCAGAATCTGCTGTTGGATTAAAAGTGTTGATATCTGCTCATAGACCTTCTGTCGCTGACTTCCTTGTTTATTTTAGATTAGCTGAAGACGGAGAAAATTTAAAAGATAAACTTTTCACTTTGATTGATAAAGAAAATGATATTCCTTCTAGTGAAAATCCACTTATATATCGTACATATGAATATCTTATTGGCGGTGAAGGTGGTCTTGAAGGCATATCAGAATTTACTGAATTTCAATTGAAAATAGTGATGAGATCTACATCTAGTTCTAAAGTTCCGGTTATTAAAAACCTAAGAGCGGTTGCACTGGCTGTATAATGATACCAGTTAACGGACATTCAGGACTAGCACGTGATCCTAGATCAAAGGCTATTATTAATATAAATAGTACTGATATAGAAAAAGCTAGAATGTTGAAAAAGAAACGGCGAGAAGCCGCACAAAATGATGAACAACTACGGACTGAAGTAAGTACATTACAAAATGAAGTAAGTGATATTAAAATAATACTTAATAAAATTTTAGAGAAACTATAATGGCAATAACACACGTAGCACTAAGCGATACCATCGCAACATGGAGAACTCGGCACAACGAACAAGCAACGTTGCAAGGTGATCTTGCGAATTTAATTAACGATTCAGCTGGATCAAAAGCGAATTTAGTAATTGCTATTAACGAAATTAATATGCATGCCGACGATAATGATTCGGATATTGGTACTAGATCTTCGCTTACCACAGCATCTAAATTAAATTTAGTCGTGGCAATTAATGAAATCGATTCTGATGTTGGAGCAATATCAAGCCTCGCGTCACCACTTACTAAATTAAATGTAGTGGCTGCGGTCAATGAATTAAACGCACGGG